TTCTAATATTATTATCGTAATCTTTACTACCTAGAGCTACACTTCTATACATATGAAGCAATACCGTTCCTAAATTTAGTTTGTCTATCTTACGACTATTAACGACATATCCTTGCTTGGATAATACTACAATCTTATTGGCAATTGTAATATTATCCAAAGCAATGCTATCTATATCTTGTTTTGTTATACCATTCATAAGAACATCTTATTAATGATTAAACACTTTATTGTTTACACGAACAGAATAATCATCAGTTATAATTTCAAGTTTAGATGAAAGTCTATTAAACTTTGTAAGATTATCATCTTTACTGAAAACAACATCAATTATTTCTTTATCTATATTATCAATCCATTCATCTCTTAGTTTAGAAGCTACATTAACTCCGTTAATTTCGTATGCAGATAGAACAGAAAACAATTTGTAATACTCAGTATTAATTATTTTATAAATATTACTTTTAGTTGAATTCTCATTATGAGCAATATGATTACGAACAAGTATATCACAAATTTTCTCATAAATAGTAGAACGAAATGCTGTAAATCCTACATTAATAACATTTGTTACTCTACCAACTTCTTTTACTTCCGCATCTTTAAAAGTTTTATCAAGAACTTTATTTAATGTACTTACATTATCACTAATTAGTTTAATGGCATTTGCCATTTCAATCATAGGTTTAGACCTATTTTTAGATTTAAAATAGTCAACTATTTTAATTATAAGAGTATATACTATAAAAACACAACTACTTATAATAACAGTAACATGCGATGAATTTTTAACTGCTGTGCTAACAATATCATTAATTGTTTGTAAATCATGCATTGTAGTAGCATTTAAATTACTATAGCCGCCCCGTAGAAAGGATGTTGCTAGACTAATCAAAGCAGCACACATTCCTTTCTAAGGGCGGGGTTTAGTAAACATCATTCGGTATGTTTATGCACCTGTATTAGCAGCAGCAAGACCAAGAATAGTATCAAGGCTACTAATGATTTTACTTGTAGTAGGAACAGCAATACGAACAATCTGCTTTACAGTCTCATCTACTTGCTTTCCACTGGCTCGACCTACAGCAAACTCAAGAGTATAAAGATTATATGTTACATTCTCAGTTGCCTCAGGCTCACCGGGATACATATCATTAGGATCTTTTTCACTAACATAACGGAATCCTTTACCAGCACGACTAAATGCAGCAAGTTCCTTAATGCTATTCAAATCGCCCATAGGTTTAAGTCCATGAGTTGTAATAGCGACAGTCACATTCTCTCCTACAATATTATAATCTTGATATGTATCAGAGTCCTCAAATGTTACAGTAGCACCATCTACAGTTACTTTAAGACTAAGAGTTTGCTCTACAGTTTGATTAACAAATGTCTTAGCAATCTCCTTAGCAACATCAGCAGCAGCCTTATCTGCTTGTGGAGTAGCAGCTACAACAGCTGAAAAATTAGTACGCTCATTGAAATGCTTACCTGCAAGAATAACAGTTACAGAAGCCTGCTGACCAGCTTTAAGGGCTTGAGCAGTTACAGTAGCTTTAAAATGAGTACCTGCATTAGGGGTAGCTTTAGTTACTTTAAAGTTTACAGAAACCTCAGGAATAATAAAAGGAATCTGTCCCTCACCATTTCCAAGAGCAATCATAAATGGCTTAGTAGGTTTAGCTGCAAGCCAATCTGTAGCATTAAGCTCAGCAAAACCAATACTACCTTTAACCATCTTACTCAAATCAGTAGGTGCAGCAGCACCACCATTAAGAGCAGTAGAACTATTTACAATTAAAAGTTGATTCATAATAACTAGTTATTTAATATTATATTATTGTTCACGTTGTCCTTGTTGACTACCAGCATTAGGACTAGCATTATTACGATAATCTTCACGTTGTTGATTTTGAGCAGCTTGTTGATTTGCATATAAGCTTCCTGTCATAGATGTTCTATATAAATCAATAGCGTGCTTACAAATATCATAATGAAGATACTCAGGTAAATCACAATCTACATTTTCTCCGCCAATGTCAACTGCATATTTAACAGTAGCAGGCTTTGCAATATAAGAGATACGTAGATTTCTTGCTTGAAGACCCTCAGTAAAAGTACCATTGCCATCAATAGATTTATCAATATATAAATCCATTGTTCCGTTATATATAACAGCAAGTGGACTTCTAAGTCTAGGTCTAAGAATAAAATCATTCAAGCTATCAGCAAGATAGGCATCATCAATAAGTCTAACTGGATATAGATTAGAAGTAAATTCATCACCTTTTTCTGAACCAGACTTAGGCTTACCATAATCAATAGCAAAATCTACAAGATAAAGATAAGTAAATGGATTAGTTTTAGCATTTAGATTAAAACCTGCAATGTCTCCAGTATATCTATAAATAGGACTATTGATTCCTCTAAATGGAGGAGTTTCGTCCTTTGTCATAGGATTATCTGTTGGACGAACAATAGAAACTTCTTTAACTTTATACAAAGTTCTAAGTGCATTGATTTGTCCAATCTTACTATTATCTGTGATTACTCTGTCATTAGTAATACCAATATTTTGCTGAATAATTTGATTAACTGTATCGTAGATGCTAGTGTTCAACAACAGGTCTATTTGTTCGGGCAATATAGCCCGAACATTTTGTAGACCCATTTGCTGAGCATTTTGTCTAAACCAAACGTGCATCTCTTCGATTGTCATAATCTATAACTTAAAAGAGTTTTAGTTTGTTTTCATATGCTTTACGAATAGCTTCATTCTTTGGGTCATTAAAGTATGCAACTGCATCATTAATATTAGACCCAATAAATGTACCATCACTTGATGAAATCTGTTGATTATACTCAGAACGAATAAGTTCTCCACGAATAATCAAAGTTTCAATCATAGCCTTGGTTGTAACATTTTTATCATTAACGTATTTAAGGAAGTGTTCAGGATAAGTGGTAGCATAATCCATAAGACTAGCCTCTTTCTCAGCTCTATCCTTAAGCAGAGCCTCAGCTAAGTTCTCATTCTTATATACTGTAACTTCTGTAAATACAGCATCAAATTCTTTATCTGTACTACACAACTGAACAAACCTACTAATAGCCTTCTTACGAAGGTCAAGAAGTTTACGTTGTCTAGCAGCCTCTTTATCTTTATCTTTAATATAAAAACGAACATTAGGGTCACTATTAATAAGTGCCGTATCTTTAGCTACATCTCTATACAAAAGACAATGACGATAAATAAGATATTGCTGAAGGTCTTGAGGATGACCATATTTATACTTCTCACTCTCAAGAGTATTAATAGCATTAATCTTATCTTTAAGAGCCTGTCGAATTGTTGCTAGATTAGAACGGTCAATCTTATCGTAAGCCTCATTAATCTTATCTTCTTTCTTAGCAAAAGCAAGATAATCACGTTTTTGATTCCAAACAAAACTTGCGTTAATATCTACATCATTCTCATTAACAACAAAATGAATGTTATTCAGCCAATTCTTAACTTTACCAATAAAATCTGGATTACTAGGAGACAATCCGATTATCTGAGGAAAATAAGCATCAACTTCTCCTTTATTAGAAGAAAGAACTTGACTACTATGAACAGACGAACCAATAACATCAGTACGCTGTCCCATAGTCTTCATATTAACCTTTCGGAATAGAGAATAATTGTGAACTAGAGAAATAGTGATATGTTTTTGTTCAACATAGCTTTCATTAAGACTAGTATCACTATTCTCTACGTTCTCTGTATTCGCAGTCTGAACTTTATCTTCGCCTTTATTATTATTAATATTCAATGGCATAATGTTCTATATTTAAAGTTATAAAGTTAGAGTACACATTGCAACTGCATCATCTTGGTTGCATTATTAACTTGCAGACCATAGGAGTTCTTAATCTCATAACGACTCATATCTATTTCAGTAGAGATTGAATTGTTCGGAACAGCACCCCAAGAAGCAGGAATATCAGTAAGACCTTTAAGAATTCCAATCTTATAAATTTGACCCTTTTGACGAACCTTACGAATATTACGAATTCCCTTATAAGAAGAGAAGTCAAGCATAAAGCATTGGTGAGATGTAATAGGCAAACCAGTACGAGGATGAATCATACCATTAGAACGAGCATTCTCTGCAATAGTACCTGTATCAAGGAACGGCAAATGCTCTACAGTAATAATATGACCATCAACAGTCTTATAACGACGGAAGTACTTACCATAAGAAAGACCACCATTAAAGTCCTCAATCATCTTATCACCAAGAGGAGTAGCAAATCCTTCAGAACGAGCATCATTACGAATGGCCAAATCAAAGTCTTGAATAAAGCCTTTACCACCAAACAGAACAACTTCCATCTGACCAGTATCAGTATCTTTATCAAGAAGATCACCAACTGTACGCTCAATCTTACTCAGAGGCAGAACCTCACCATAAGTATCATAGTTATTCTCACGGCAAATCTGCATCATACCAGCAGTATGAGGAATAGGCTGACCATTGTCAGGGTCAATAAGAGTAACTTCACCTTGCTCATTACGATTGTATTCAGCAAGCCAAAGACGCTCTTCATCCATAATACGACATTGAATATCATATTGACGCATTTCCTCATTAATCCAAAGATTAGTAGTACCACCACTCTTTGTTTGGAACTCATATTCAACTACTGTATTAGCAAGATTACCAGCAATCTCTTTACTATAACGATGGAACTCAAGTTGAGACTTCATCTTACCAGGTCCCATAACATTACTACGGTTACCCTTAGAATAAGACTCTGAAATAGTAGGAGCAGTCATACTCCAATACTTACCAACTTTAAGGTTCTCAAGGTCTACAAAAGCATTGGCATTAGGAGTTGTCATCTTCAAACGATAAAGATAACCACCATGTGCTCCAGCACCAAGGTCTTTCATAATACGAACTTGAGTACGACCATCAGGAGCAATCAAACCATATTGCTCAATAAGCCAGTGAGTAGCAAACTCAACCTCAAACATAGCACCACCTTTACCAGGTGTAGCATTAGCGGTATTGTAATAAAGAACATAGTCGTTAAACTTCATACGACCCATAGTCTTCCAATCCCACTCAACCTTACTAATATCAACAGTACCAGTCTTACCTTGACCCTCTGTCAGAAATGTAAGAGGAAAACGGTCATCATCCATACCATAAGTATAGGTAAGAACACCATTAATATCCTCAGGCTTCTCCATCATAAGATGAGCAATGGTCTCTTCATTAGAATAACCACGGTCATCATAATTACCACGAGAAACTTCCCTAAGTTTATACATACTTTTAACTATTAATTAAATTGTTACTTATTAAGATAACATAAGGTCATTAATATCTGTCTTGCCACTACGCTTAGTAACAATTTTGATACTCTTAGCATTACGTTGTTTTTCAGACATAATCTTTAGCTTACGAACATTATCTTCTTTAACTGCCATATTGATTAAGTCTTTATATGTACCACCAGTAAACATAAGCCAAGCATCAAGCATTTCTTTGGCAAGGGCATCTTCATCAGAAAGATTAGCAAGGTCACGTTGATAACCTGTCATCGTATTACCTTGTTCATCTGTAACAGCAGGTTTACTTAGATAATTGAAAAAGTCTTTTCTATTAAGTGTAACTTTAGTTCCATTAACTTCTTTCACGAAACTTTCGGGAAGTTTATATCCACCTACGATACCACTATCAATGACATTATTTACATTATTCCAATATTTATCAATCTCTTGTTCTTCTTGAGCACGACGCTGTTCAGCTTCAGTTTCAAGTTGTTTACGAAGATTGTTATCTTTCTCAACAAGATTAGCAAGTTGAACTTTAGCCTCATCATATAGACCACCTGTTTGTTTAAGGTATTGAATATAATTATCATTAACTGCCTTATTACCAAATTCTTGAGCAGCCATACGAATAATAGCTTCTTGCTGATTTTCATTAGTTTTATCAAGCTCTATAGTAGAACGGTCTGGGAGCTGTCCAAAACCATAAGGATTACCATTATTTACAACAAGATAATCAGCAAATTGTTTAAGAAGAGGATTATCATTAAATACTTTATTAACAGCAGCTTGCTGAAGTTCAGCTGATTTAAGATTAATAACATCCTCAACATAAGACTTAAC